CGTGCCGATAGCGCCATCATGCGAACCCAAATACAGAAATTGATCGACTGGATAAGAGTTGCTAGCAGTAAGATTGGTGGTGCCGTTTTCCTGCGACACCATCATTGCGCCATTGACAACGTAGTTCTTCTTCAGCGAGCCGATGTTGGCGCGGGCCTGCGCCTGCTGTGCCGCGGTCAGTGCCTGCGCCACGTCGTAGCGCACCGGGCCCGCGGTCGGGCTGTCGACATAGGCCTTGCTGGCGGCGTCGGTCGCCGCCACCGGCGGTGTGATCAAAGTCAGCTGCGCCGTCATCGCGTTGGTGCCGTCGGCATAGATCGGCACCTTGTTCGAGGATACGCCCTGCGTGGTCCACTTCTCGCCGTCCCATTTGTAGACTGGCAGGCCGACAACAGGGGGCTGCGGGTAGAGCTGGCCAGTGGTCGGCGCGTTCGGAAAATTGATGCCCATCACAGCCTCGCACTGATTTGGAAGTAGTTAGCTGCCCCGGTATTTATGAAGAACATCGCGGACAGTCCCACGGCACCGATCGACCCCGTAAGGGCCGGGCCAGTGAAAACGCCACTCGGGGTCCACGTCGCAGTGAGACCGCTGGCAATTGTCGTAAAACTGTCTCCGGCCAGAATTGACGCGCCCACCTGCGCGAGTGATAACCCTATTGGTCGCATCGGCACCGGCGTCGGGATGAACATATAAGTGCCCAGGGATGCGCGGAGCGAGCCGCTGCCAAAAAGCATGCCCTGCGTCCATTTGATGTAGTAGCGCTGGCACGATAGCAGCTCGGTCGCGTAGTCAGGCACCTGGAACGGCGGCGCGACGTTGCCCTCGTACATGCCAACGTCGAACAACTCGAACACGTTGCCGTTGGTGCCCATCAAATTGAACTGCGCGGGGTCGGCGAGGCCGGATGATGCGTTCCACACGCCTGATGCGCCCTGGTAGGTGGTCCCGGCCATCAATGCCCAGAACACGATGAGACCGAGGCTGGTATCTTTGGTCCAGGTGCCGGCGACATCGCCGGGTATGACCACCGATTTGTAGACATCGGTGTTGGCCTCGCCGGCCGCGATGACATAGGTCGTGCGGTAGGTGCGATCGCCGTTTGTGTTATTCCAGAACGCGACCGTGTAGGTGCCTGCCGGCGCTCTGACGCCAAAGGCGACCGTGACGGTTTTCGCCGCGGCGGTGCCAAATTGCAGATCGGCGACGCGCAACCCCTCGACCCGCTGGGTGATGTAGGCCAGGTCGCCAGCAACGATCGTCGTGTCTGCCGTCGTCACCGTAAACCTGACGCGGTTAGGTGATCCGGCCGGCGTCGGAGACGGCACCTGGCCGTATGATCCAACACCGCCACTGAAATTTCCTGAGGCACCAAACTGATCGGCGGCATAGTAAAAAGCATTGGCCGGGTTGCCCGCCGTTGCGCCGTTATCCTGGCTGACCATCATCGCGCCGTTGATGAGGTAGTTCTTCTTCAGCGCACCGATATTGGCTCTCGCCTGCTCCTGCTGGATGTAGGTCAGGCCCATCGGCGCGGTGAACAGCTTGTCGCTGTATTGCTTGGTGACCGCCTGCATCGGCGCAGTCGGGTCGGCCGCCAACACCAGTGGTCCGGTCATGGTGTCGCCGGCCTTGGCCAGGAACATGGTCACGTCGGGCTGCGGCATCGCAATGACCCATTGCGAGCTGTCGCCGTCGGAATAGCGCAAATAGAGCAGACCGGTGTCGCTCTCCCACCAGAACGAGTTGTCAGGCGCGCCCGCCGGCGGCGTGTCCGAGGTGAACAGCAGTGCACCGTCGGCCTTCCAGGTGCCCCAGACGCCGGCGCGCTTCTCACGGGCGTATTTGCGACCTGGCGACTGGGTGTCGCTCTCGTCGCGCGCCTCGATCACCGCGTTGTTGGCGTCGGTGGCGTAGATGATGCCGCTGAAGGCGTGGCCGTCGATCGGCGAGCCGGTGGCACCCGCGGCCGATGAGAACGAGCCGGACTGGATCGGCGAGCTGTCGAAATTGGTGATGACCTGAAGCGCCAGCTCGCCGCCGAGCGTCGCCATGGCGCCGCCCGCCGTCGACGACCCCGTGCCGCCGGCGATGATAGGTCTGGGCAGGTTGAGATCCTGCTCGACGTCGGCGACATTGGCGTTGTACTTGCTGCTCTCGATCGTCGTGTCGGTCACCGCGTCGGTGCCGGGCGGACGATGATAGATCCCTGACCCGTCGCGAGGCATTATCGCTACTCCCAATCCGAGGCGTCGCGGTTCGGCCCGACATAGATCCGGCCGCCCGGTGATGTCTGCTTCATCAGCTCCAGCGCCACCGCGTCGCGCGCCGCCTTGGCCGCGCCAGGCGCGCTGCCGGGGCCAGGCACCATTGGTGCGACCGCGGCGCGACGCGTGAACAGGGGGCTGTTCTGCCGCACCATCTGGTCGATACTGTTGGCGTTGCGCAGCGCAATGCGGTTGCCGGCGGTGCGCATACCGAGGCCGGCCAGCGGCAGGCCGATCGCACCCAGCCAGCGCGGATCATCCGAGGCATAGCTGGCATAGGCGCCGCCGCCGACGCCGGCCGCGGCCAGCGCGCCGAGGCCGGAGCCGCCGCCGGCGGTCTTGGCGGCCCAGCGCAACGCATTGCGACCAGGCGTGTCGGTGCCGGAAACGAAATTCTGGAAACGGTTGATCTCGTCCGGTGAGTAGCCAGCACGCTGCGCGCCGCTGACGCCGGTTCGCTTGTCGGTGTTCAGGAGGGTCCGATACTCCTTGCGCAGCTCGTTTTCGAGATTGAGGCCGGAGTAGTTGGACGCAGCGCGATTTTCGGCGTTGCTGCGCATGGTCTCGGAGAGCTGGGCACGCTTGTAGGCGGCGTTGCTCTCCCTGGCGAGCTGTCCCTGCGCAGCAGCCTGTCGAGCCGCGCCTGCGTAACCAGGCATGACCGCTCCTGGCGGAGGGTTTTCGATGAAGTCGTCCAGGGCGCGCTTGACGAGGCGGCCGCTCTCGCGGTCCGGCGCGCGCTCCGCGCTTGGCGGAATTCTGTTAATGCCCTTGCGAATGAAATCGATATCCGCCGTGCCCAGATCAGCCACTGCGGCAGGTCCGGCCCGGACGGCGGCGGCGTAAGGCTGGCGCATTTCGTCGAGAGCGCCGAAGGTACCTGGATTGTCACGTCGGAAGAACCGTGCGTTCGGATCGGTAGCGAAACGCTGCTCGAGGGCATCGCCTCGATTGGCGAGGTGCATGGCGTCGTAGCGGACCGGGTTTGCGTTGAGAGCATTATACGCTCCAGTCTTGAACGCTTGCAGCTCCGGCACCGTCGGCGTCGCCGCGGCCGAGACCGCAGGCCGGCCACCGAACGCCGCCCCGCCGATGCCGCCGAAGGCGCCACCGAGGGCGCCGCCGATCATAGCATTGCGGACATAGTCCGGTGTATCACCTGAATATGTATTGCCGGCCCCTTGCGCGGCGCCGGTGGCCGCACCAGTGACGCCGTAGGCGCCGGCGCGTCCGAGTGCACCGCCGCCCCAGCGCGCCGCCAGGCTCTCGGCGCCGAGGCCTGGGATCGCGGCCGAGCCGGCGACATCGCCGACGGTGGAGGCGACCGGGCTGCGTTCGCGGGCCTGCTCGCTTTTCTTGACCTCGGCGTCGGTGCCTTCGCCGCCCATGTAGCCGGCGAGGCGATCGGCCATGCCGAAGCTCATCGCGTTGGCGGCCGCGCGCACCGCGTCGTCAGTTGTCTGCAAGGCACCCTTCGGATCGTTGTAGATGCCCTTGGCGACCTCGAACGGGCTGATCGCCTGGCGAACGCGACCAAGCCAGCTGGTTTCCTGCGGCGCTGCTTGCGCCGCCGGCGCGTCGACTTCGTTGACCCAGTCTTCGGCGGCCATCAATAGGCCCTCCAATGTTCACCGTCCCAGACCCGCTTCACGCCGGTGCGCTTGTTGATCTTGGTGTCGCCGATGCCGGCCGGCTTGACGCCCTGCATCTCGATGTCGACCGCCTCCTGGCCGCGCTGGTTGGTGGCCTGCTCAGTGGTGCGCTTGTAGTTCAGGTGATCCTTCAACTGCTGCGGCAGGCCGGCCTGCTCGGCCGCGATGAACGATCTGCGCTGCGCCGCCTTGTCGGCCAGCTGCGCCGGGCTGTCGCCATATCGCGGTATCATCGCGTTAGCGTGATCGAGCCGCTCTTTCTCACCGTAGGCCGCGCCCGAGGTCGAGCGCATGAAGGCGAGCACGAAGGCATTGGCGGCGTCCTTGGCGCGGCGGTACTCCTCCCCCTGCCATTTGTTGCCGACGAACGGTATCTTGCCGGTCATCTCCTGGCCGAGGCCGTTGGCCAGCATCATGTCCTTGCCCTTCATCACGTCGTCGGCCTGCTGTGCCCATTGATGGTAGGTCAGGGCCTTCTGCTGGGTCTCGCTCAGCTTGACGTTCGGAGGGACACTGAGGTCAGTCGGCGGCCCGCCGCGCGGCAGCGGCACCCATTTGCCGGTGGCCTGGTCGAGCTGGAGATCCTCGCCAGTCTCGGTCTTGATGGTGTTCGGCTTGGCCAGCTCCTGCTCGCCCTTCTGGCCTTCCTGGATGCGTTTGGCCTGGGTCGCGATCTGTTCCTGGCGCTTCTCGATCATGGTGCGGTGCTGGAGGATGTCGCTCTCGTATTGCTTGGCGTTCTGGCTGTCGATCAGGTCACGCTTCGCCTTCTCCTGCGCCAGCAATGGCGCCAGCTGCTGGGCGATGTACGGGTTGTTCGGGTTCTGTAGGATCAGCGTCGTCGCCTTGCGCTCGGCCTCGCTGTATGGCGTCGGCGGCTTCGGCATCGGCGGTTGCGGCGCCGGCATGACATAACCGAAATTGGGCGCTGGCTGGTTTTGCGCGACCTGTTGCGGCACGATAGGCGGCGGCCGGTTGAGCTGCGGCGGCAGGATCGGCGCCTGCTGGACGTCGCTCAGGGTGCCACCCTGTGGTGCTGCGAGCGCGAGCCTGGGGTCAGGCTGGCCACCAGGGGCGGGCACCGGTGTTGAGGGCGAGCCGCCTCCTGGCGGCGCCAGCGTAGGGTTTGGCTGCGGCCCTCCTGCCGCGCCGCGTCCTGCCAACAACTGGGTGATACGATCGAGCCGCACCGAGGGGTGCACCGGGACCGGCTGCCCCGGCCTGGCGTCGGTCGGGCCTTGGATCGATTGCGACTGGCCGCCAGGGAATGCCGCGTCGAAGCGATCGCCGAACGCGGCCGGCGCGGTCTCGGCCGGCGGCAGCGGTGCCGGCGCTGCCGGAGCCGGTGGAGCGACCGGTGCCGGCGGCACTGGGGCCACCGGCGGCATCGGCGCCGTGGCCACTTGTGCCGGTGGCGCCACCGGCGGCGTCTGGACGTCGGGCACGACATCGGCCGGCGGCGCGGAGGCGGTCTTGACCGGCGGCGCCGCATCAGTATCGCCCTCGGCGACACGCGGGCCGTAGAGATTGCCGACCGCCGCCTTGGCCGCGGCCTGCTGCGCCAGGTCACCCTGCTCCAGACGCCGTGCCATGCCGATCTCACCGAGGCTGTCGCCAATCGCGGTGAGGCCCTCGCCGATGTTCTTCGGTGCCGCCCGCTTGCTGCTGGCCATCATCTGCAAGGCGATGCGCTGGCGGATCGTTTGATTGACGTTCGGGTCATTGCCCCAGAGCAGATAACCCTGGAGTGCCGTCAGCGGATTGGTCGTGGTGTCTTGTGCGTCTGTCGCCATCACGCAGCCCTCAGAATGTTACCCATCACGCGACGCGTATCGAGGTACTTGCGGCCGCCGATGTTGCGCACCGCCTTCGGATCTTGCCGCTCGACATCCTGCGCCATCGGGCCGACATGCATGGTCGAGGCCGGATCGTCCTTGTAGCTGTACTGGTAGACTGGCAAACGATCTCTTGCGCTGTCGGCGTTGGCCGAGAACACCGTGCCCATCCGCGTGATATTCTCTTTCTCGCGCTCGTCGGACAGTTTCAGCGCGCCGGCCCCGAGGCCGAGCACGCCGCCCATCAGCGAGTTGAAGTTCTGGTTCTGCTGCTGATACAGCGAATTCTGCTGGTTGAATTGCTGGTTGATCAGCCCGGACACGTCGACAGTCGGGATCTGTGCACCCGGGGTCGAGACGAAGTTGGGCTGCGCGACCTGCGACCCCGACATCAGCGCGGTAATTTCGTTGATGGGCTGGTTGCGACCGGCGTAGGTCTCCTGCATCCACTGGTTACGCGCGGCCTGCGCCGCGTTGAACGCCTCCTGCTGCTGTTGCAGCTGGAATTGCAGGCCGGTGTTGCCGAATGTCGCCAGCGCCGCGTTCTGCTGGTACTGCTGCGCCTGGGCCTGGTTGGCGAGGCCGGTCTGACCGAGTGCCTGCTCATAGCCCTGCTGCTGCGCCTGGTTCTGGAATTGCGCCTGCTGCTGCGCCTCGCCGACCATGCGCTGCTGCTCCTGGCCGGCCTGCTGGATCGCGCCCCAGCGGGCGTCGTTGGCGGAGCGATTGTAATTGTCCATGGCGTCGGCATAGGCCTGCGACCCATAGCGGATGCCCTGGTCGGCCAGTTGCGTCTGCAAGGCCTGCTGCTGGATTTGCAGCTGCGGGTTCATCCGCGCCATCAGGCTGTCTTCGACGCGCTGGCGATCGGCGCTGAAATTGTCCGCCGGGCCGTAACTCTGGGTGATGTTGCCGACATCGCCGATCGAGTTCTGGATCGGCCCACCCGTATCGTAAGTTGTGGCCGCCTTCGGCAAGTTATAAAGATTTTGCGCGTTGCCGGCCGCCGGCGCCCCGGCATAGTTGATCCCGGTCGACAACAGGCTGGCAACCTTGCCGGACTGCGCGTTGGCCATGCCGGCCAGATTGTACTGCGCCGCCTCGTTCTGGCCCTGGATCGCCTGCTGCTGCGGCGTCAGCGTCTGCGTCGCGGTGAAGGTCGGGATGCTGTACGTCTGACCAGTCGTGGGATCGGTCCAGCCATAGCTGCCGCTCTGATTGTAGTTCAGCGAGCCAGTTGGTGTGTTTTGATTAACGTGGCTCAGATACGAGTTCGCCACTGCGGTGGCGACATTGGTGCCGGTCGCGGCCGCCGCGGTCTGGAACGGATTGGGGACTGCGGGTGCGTCTTTTCCCATAGCGTCTTACCTCAGCATTGGCGGCGTGATCGGCGCGCCTGGCGTGCCCATCGGCGCGGTTGGCTGGCCAGGTTGCTGCGGCGGCAGGCCTGGCGACAGCGGCATCGCGGTCGGCATCGGCGCCGGTGGCGGCGCCCCCGGCATCGGCATCGGCGCGCCACCAGGGAGAGGCCCGCCTTGCGGCGGCGCGTTCGGCACCGGCATCTGCGGCATGCCGACGCCAAGCCCGACATTGGGCACCTGCGGCTGTGGCTGCGCGATGTTGAGCAGCGCCGAGGTGATGTTGTCGCGCTGCTGGTTGCTGGCGGCGGCCCTGGCCGGCGGTGTCGACCGCGGCGCCGACATCGGCATGGTCGGCATGATCGGGACTGGCATCAGGCGGCCTCCTCGAATGGCGCTGCGATGTCGTGGTGCAGTCGCTTGTTAAATTTGTTCTTGGCCCAGGCCTCCTCGGTGAGCAGGCACAGCACGCCGTCGCGGGTGCGGCCGAACATGCGCGGCACCTTGACGAACATGTAGCCGTAGGCGGCCAGGATGCGCAGCAGCCGCTCGTTATCCGCCGGCGTGCGCTGCGCGATCATCTGGCAGCCGAGTTGGTGGAACGGGTACTGGTACATCCGCCGCAATGTTTCCCGTGAAATCCAGCCGGAGCCGGGCAGTGCCGCGCCCGAAATCTCGATGATGCCGGCCTCCTGGTCCCAGTTGTGGTAGACGATGCCGGCGATTAGGCGATCGTCGCGCACCACCCCCATCGCCACGCAAGCACCGAAGCCGCGCCGGCAATGCGGGATCAGCTTCGCCACGAAGTCGGCGACCAGCTCGTCGTGTCCATAGACGTAGCCGAGCATCACCAGCCTCCATCGCCGCCAGAGCTGCCGCCGCCGTCACCACCGCCGCCCTCGCCACCACCGCCTTCACCACCGCCTTCACCACCGCCTTCACCACCGCCTTCACCGGCACCGCCTTCACCGGCGCCGCCAATGCCGCCAGCATCACCGGTGCCGCCGTCGCCACCAACGCCACCGGCGCCTTCACCGGCACCACTGTCGCCGCCAACACCACCGACGCCGCCTTCGCCACCGCCACCGCCACCACCGCCTTCACCACCGCCAACACCGCCTTCGCCGGCGCCGCCCTCGCCTGCACCTACACCTGCGCCGGCGGCCGCGCCGCCCTCACCCTCGCCGGCAGCCGCGCCTTCGCCCTCGCCGACGCCACTGACGCCGCCAAGGCCTTCGCCGACGCCGCTGATGCCGGCCGCGCTGGAAGGCGCACCAGAGGCCTCGCCGACGCCGGCCTCACCAGGCGCCTCGCCTGGGGCTTCGCCAGGGGCTTCGCCGGGCGCTTCGCCAGGATCTTCGCCGACTGTCGGCGCGGCTTCGGCCTCTTGCGCCGCCAAGGCGGCCGCGATCGCCGCGGCAAAGCCGGTCGGACCGGTGACGGCCGAGGTGACGTCGCCGATCGGGCCAGTAGTGACACCTTGCGTCGGCGCCGAGGTCGGCGCGCCGATCGTGCCGAGGCCGACGCCGCTCACGGTGCCGGTCGCGGGACCGCTGGCCTGGCCAAGACCCGGCGTGCCGATACCCGGCGTGCCGATACCCGGCGTCGCCGATGATGGCCCTAGCCCGGTCGCGTCCTCGCCCATCGCCTCCGCCTCGGACTGGGCCGCTGCCTCGTCCATACCTTCCTCGGCCTGATTGGCGATCGCGCTCATGTTGGCGACGTTCTGCGCCATGTCGGACATCTGCTGCGCCACCGGCGAGCCGAAGGCGGCCGCAACGGCCGCGGCCGTGGCATCAGCCTTGTCGGACGGCGTGGTCTCCGCGAAGCCCTGGATGCCCTGCGCCAGGCCGTGCGCCAGCGACGCCACCGCGGCCGGGTTGGCCTGCGTCGCCGCGGTCGTGTTGGTGGTGGCCGGCGCGTCGGTCTCGGTTGGCGCGTCCGGAGATGGATCGTTGACGCCGAGGTCGACCGCATTGACCGCGTTCGGGTCGGCCAGCGCCGGGTTGTCGGCCATGTTCTGGGCCACGGCAGCCAGCGCGGCGGCCAGGCCTGGATTGTTGGTCGCGGTCGTCGCCGCGGCATTGTTGGCAGCCGCAATCGCTGCGCTGGCGGCCGGGCCTTCCTGCGCTGGAGCGGCCTCGGACAGGCCCTGCATCGCCGCGGCCAGGCCTGGATTGGACTGCGCCACCGCCGCGTTGGCCGCGGTGGTGCTGACGCCCTCGGGATTGGAGATCGGTGCCGCCTCTGGCGCTGGCGCCTCCGGTGACAGCGTCGCGGCCTCCTGGTTGGCGACATCCTCGTCGGACACCACGCCGATCACGCCTGGCGGGCTCGGAGCGAAGCCGGAGAAGTTGGCACTGACCGATGACACCCCAGGATGGCCGATCGAGGTCGTCGTGGTCGTCGTGTTCGGTCCCGGCTCACCCTCCGGTCCCATGAACCCCAGCGCAACGGCCTGGGCGTTGGCCGCCGCCTGAGCGGCCGCATCCTCCGCCGCAGTCGGCTCGCCCTTCGGCGCTGGTGCTGCCTCTGGCGCCGGTGCCGGTGCTGGTGCCGGTGCTGGTGCCGGTGCCGGTGCTGGCGCATTCGTCGCAGTACTCGGCGCGCTCGGCGCGCTCGGCGCCGCATTGCCGATGCTGGGCGCACCGGTGGCCGGGCCGGTGCTCTCGCCGGGTCCGCTGTCGCTGCTTTCACCGGGACCAACACCGCTGTCGGCGCCGGAGCCGCCGATCGCCTGTGAACCCATCAACGCCAGCGCCACCAGGTCGCGCTGCGTCAGCGCCGGTTGCGGCGGCTGCGCCGGCGACCAGGGCGCGTCCGGCGGTGGCGGTGTTTTCAGATGCGCTCTGTTCCAGGCCTCGACCGCCGCCGCGCTCTCCGGATCGCCATAGATCCACGCCGGCGCGAACGTGCCGCCCAAGGCTCCGATCGGATCATAGTCGCTGCGCGCCATCGTCGCCTCATACGTTGATGCCGGACCGATCGAACGTCGCTGATACTGCAATCAGGTCGACCGTCGGCTTGGCGGCCTGCCCGACCGTGACCTGGACACCGGGCGCATGACTGAAGCCGGTGACGCCGATCGAGACCCACATCGTGTTACGCACCGGGTAGACGTTGCTGACGAACTGATCCCATTGCGCGTATTGGGCGCGCTGCGGCGGCGTCGGCACAGGTGGTGGAGGGGGGCCCATGTCCGGCCCCCAATGACCCTCATCCCAGGCATCCGGCGTGCCGGCGTCAGGCCCGGCCGATGGCGGCGTCGGGATCTGCACGACATAGTCGGTACAGGCAAACAGCTGCGGCTGAAAACTCTCCGGCCCCGAGGTCTTGAACGAGGCTCGCGCCTGGCGCCAGGTGATGGTCTGGGCCGGCGATTGAAACACCTCCCAGCCGCCGACAAGTGTTGCGACATAAGGCTGGCCGTCGTCATAGCCGGAGCGGTCCATCTGCATCACGTAGCCGTCTTGGGTGCCGAAGAAGCAGTCGGCGCGCAGCCTGCTGATGCAAGTGACATCCCAGCCGACATAGCGGGCCCAGGCCCCGGTCGCGGCGTTGACGGTGGCGCAATAGCGGTTGCCGGGATTGCCGCCAGGCCAGGTCACGAAGATGCCGCCGTATTCCGGCCAGTTCTCCATGGTCCATGACCAACTACGTTTTGCCGCGACTTCGTTGCGCCACATCATCTTGATCTGGCGCGTGATCATCGCGAGTTCGAGTTCTTCCGGCGTCTTGCTGATCGAGGCCGAGATCGGCACGATGCCTGATGTCGTTGCGATCAGGATGTCGCCGCCGAGCGCCATGTGCGCGTTCATGCCCATCGGCTCGGGGATTTGATAGCGACCCTCCTGCTTCCAGCTGTTGGCGCTGGAGGGATCTGAGCCGGTGAAGATCAGGAGTTCACCGAGGTCGGTGCAGAACACCAGCTTGTCGTCGATGCCGTCGCCGGCGTCTAACGACCAGGACGCGCACCACAGCAGCTTGCCGCCTTTGGTCGCCGCGCCCGACAGCGGGATCATCGCCAGGGTGCCGCCGACCGCATTGAGCGGCAGGTACCAGGCATTCATGCTGGAGGCCTCGATGAAGAACAGGCGATTGCGATACTTGCAGGCGTAGGTCAGGTTGGCCGCGCTGACGACATTGCTGCCGGGTGGTCCGACGATCCAGCTGACGCCGTCGGATGGCGTGTCTGGTGTCCAGTTGGACGGATGTGCCGCTCTGTCGGCTGCAAATGTACCTGACAAGGCGCTGGTGTGCGCGATCGCGCATTTCCAGTAGGACCGATCGGCGCTATCCATCACCCGCGCATTGACCGCATAGGCGGTGTTGTTGGTCCAGGTCGCCGGCGCGGTGCCGTTCAGCACCACCCAGGACGAGCCGTTGAAGCGCAGCGGGAAGTCGCCATTGTCGTTGACGGCAATCATCCAGTCGCCGCCCTGGTTGGCCATCTGCACTGCGCAGTAATTGCCGGAAGTCTGGCCTGACTTCACCAGGGTCGGTGTCGTCGTCGTCACGTCGTACAGCTTGGTGGCATTGCCGGCGTACATGCGCTGATTGTTGCCGGAGGCGTAGCGAAACATCGAGATGACAGGCGTGGTCTCCGACAGCGCGCACCAGCGCACGCAGCCGCCGCGCAAGGAAACGCCCTGCATGGTCGGCCGCCAATTGTCGCACACCACCGCGCCGCCCGGCTGCATGAACGCCTCGTTCTCGTTCATGATCAGGCCGCGGACCGGCGCCGGGAACGTGATCGTCTCCAGCTTCTGCGCGACCTGCGGCGAAACACCTACTCGCCTGAAAGCCTGGTACTGGCTCACGGGATCACCCCTGTCGGCAGCGGGAACGGATAGGCGACGCGCACCGCGGCAGACATCGGCTTCTTGCCGATCATGATCGGCGCCGGGTTGTCATGGCCCATCGCCACCGCCAGCGCGTCCTGGAACGTGCCCAAATCTTCGTTGTAAGGCGAACCCTTCTGCGCCTTCCACTGCCAGATCATGCCGAGCTTCAAGAGCCGCTCATCAAGCAGGAAGCTGTCGTTGTCAGACAGGAAGCTGTCGCCGCGGCCGCCACTCGCCAGTGTCACGGCGTTGCGGTGAATATAGGCGTAGTAAGCGGTCACGCTGGCCGACATCGTTGGCGCAATGACGACACCGCCGTTGAGCATGGTCCACTCGCCGAACGAGCTGTAGATGTTCTGGGCGCGTCGGCTCATCCATTCATCAGTGTCAGGGATGAACGTCATCGGCTGGATTGCCGAGGTCGAGCGCCACACGTTCGAGGTCAGCAGCATCCGCTTGTAGTCGGCCGGCAGGCCGAACGTGGTCTTGACGCCGTCGCCGGTCATGACGTTGGACTTGCGCAAAATCATCCAGTCGCGGGTGTCGTAGGCGATGCGCTGGGCCTGCTCGTTCGCCGTCGCCAGCATCTCCTGCATGGTGCGGTTGGCGGTGATGTTGGTGAATACTGAAGTCGGCACGGTGACGCCGACAACCGCGCAGACATCCTTCACCACCGACAACAGCGTCATCTCATGCACTCACCTTGCTGCAATCGCGCGCCATGCGGATCAGGGTGCGTCGGTTCGGCGTGCCGTGCGGGGCGTGCCCGGTGTTTTTCTCGATGAACTCGCGCAGCTGGTCGAGCGACATCTCCTCGAAATTGAAATCGGAGACATCGCCGGCGTCGTCACCGTCGTCGCGCATCTGCTCACGCAACCGACGCATGTCCTCCTCCAGCAGCGTATTGCGCGCCTTCAGCGCCTCCAGGTCGGCCGCCATCTGGGTGTTCGGCGCGCCGCGGCGGGCGTCCTCGATATACTCCATCGCCTTGTTCTTCAGCTCGCGGCCGTTGGTGCCCAGGTTCTTCAGCTCCTGGCCGTCGACCGCGGCCAGCGCCTCGACGGTGTAGACGTTGAGCGCCCGCAGCTCGGCGCGGCGCGCCTCGGTCAGGAAGCCGACATCGCTGAGCGGCGTGCCGAACTTGGTCTGAGTGCCATGCGCCCTGAATTGCTGATACTGCCGCGAGAACCGCTCAGCGTAGCTGATCTGCAATTGCTCGCCGGTGACGGGGTCGGTGACCCAGTGCGACACCGCGGTGGCCGGAAATACGCTGACATTCTTGGAACCAGGGTAGCGCAGCTCGACTTCTTCACGATCGTCATGGATCGGCCGACCAGCCGCGGCGCTCCTGGCATCGTTCTTGACCGAGCTGTTCTTGAACACAACGATGATGTTGGCGTCGGGATCGCGGTTCGGCTGCATGATTGCCTCTCGTTTTGTGTTGGTGCCGGGACCATCGAGAGGCGAGAGGGCTGATGAGGGCGTATCCCGCCTTGGCGATGGTCCCGGACTTCATCGACAGCGAAGGGTCTCTACGCCGGCGCTGTCGAATTCGGTTATGTCGCTGGGTTGCTGTCGTACAATCTCCAGTTGAACATCGGATTGGTCATCGTCAGCTCACCCATCCAGCCGATGAATTGCGCAATCGCATCCTTGTCGATCGGCATCTGGCCATCACCGTCGAACAACTTGTCGAAGTTGCGGTTCGGGTGGTAGCGCATGCGGAATGTGTCGGTGTTGATGCCGAAGGTTGTATTGGCCGGCATGTTGGAGCCGATGCCACCATCAAGGACAATTTCAGCGCGCTTGCCGCCGCCGATATATTCGAGGGCGCTGAAGCCGAGCTTGCCGAGGCTGGTCTCATTGGTCTGGCGCTGGATCGCGACAGTCGCAGCATCATAGGCCGCATAGTGCTCGGGGCTCATCACCAGCAGATCGGCGTAGTCACGGCCGCGGCTCTGCTTGGTCATGACGTAGTTGAGGAACGGACGTATTGTGGTGCTGGTGACCTGGGTGCCGATTGCGGCCACCGCGGTCTGGGCATCGTACGTCTTGGTCTGCCAGATCACGTTGACGCGGTCGATGCCGCCATAGATGCCACTGGTGTTGACGATC